CATGGAGAACCTTGCCGCAAGATTGAACGGCGTCGAGGAATTTGCAGGTTGCACCTGGAAAAGCCACTCTACTTTGACCCTTTTGGCCAAACAGAATTCACCCCTTTGGCCATAATATGATTGACCCTTTTGGCCCAAATAACATTAACCGCTTAACACAAGAGTTATTAGAGATTTTTTGTGTAGATTTAAGAACCCGAGTCCTGGTGTAAGGGGTAATAATAAAATCTATACAAATGAATAAAAGAATCAAGAACATTTTAAGATGTTATGCGGTTGGGATGGGTATCAAGGAAACGGCAGCCACGTTCCATACTTCCCGTAACACAGTCCGCAAGTATGTACGTCTGTTCCTTTCAAGTGGGAAAAGCATCGAACAGCTTCTCTCCCTCTCCGAGGAGCAGTTGCATGAGATGTTTGGCGGTACGGAATCCCGACATCGGGAGCCTTCTTCCAAAAGGATTGAATTGGAGGCTTTGCTTCCCGGATATGTATCCCGCCTGACGCGCAAAGGAATGAGTGTCAGAAAGTTGTTTAAAGAGTATCATGCTGAATATCCTGACGGTCTTCAACTGTCTTCCTTCAAGCGGGCTGTCCGCCAGTACAAGTTCCACATCAAGGTCGTCGGCCATGTCGAGCACTATGCCGCAGACCAGATGTATGTTGATTTTGCCGGTGACAGGCTTGAAGTTGTCGATGAGATGACAGGCGAGACGAAGAAGGCCGAGGTCTTTGTCGCTGTCCTGCCGTTCAGTCATTATACCTATTGTGAAGCCGTATGGTCACAGCGCAAGGAAGACCTGATAAGGGGATGTGAGAACGCCATGCAATATTTTGAGGGCGTCCCGGCGGCCATCGTTCCCGACAATCTGAAAGCGGCTGTCATACGGAGCGACCGTAACGAGCCGGTCATCAACGATGATTTCGCCGCCTTTGCCGAGCATTACGGCTGTGCGGTCTATCCTGCCCGTGTACGCCACCCCAAGGACAAGGCCCTGGTTGAGAATACCGTGAAACTTCTCTACCGTTCCGTTTACCTTGATATAGAGGGGATGACATTCTCCAGCCTGGACGGACTCAATGCCGCCATCCGCATTTCCCTGCTTGATTTCAATGAAAAGGTGATGGCCGGTCGGGAGATGTCACGTAAGGAGATGTTCCTGAGTGGCGAGAAGGACTATCTCCGTCCGCTTCCCCAGAAACGTTACGTAATGAAAGAAAGAAAACTCATGACCGTGGGTAAGAACTCTTATGTTTCGTTGTTCAGACACCATTACAGTGTCCCCAAGGAATATGTAGGAAGGCGTGTGACGATTCTCTATGATGCCGATACGGTGGAAATCTACTGTGGCATGAGCCTTGTCGCCACTCACGACCGCTGTGACATCCCCTACACCTATTCCTGGAAAAAAGAGCACAACCTGCCGGGACACTATGGCCCTTATGACAAGGATCTGGAGGAACTCTTCCGGCGCGCCTCGGAAATAGACAATATCGTATTGAATTATCTTCGGGAAGTGGAGCATGTCATGCAATATCCTCCAAAAGCATTCAGATCCTGTCGGGGCATACTGACGCTGGAGAAAAAATATGGCCGTGACCGTCTGGTCGCTGCCTGCGCCTGCGCAGACCAGAGGCTACAATACGGGTATCAGGCCTTACGAGAGGTGCTTGAACTGGGAGAAGACGCGGATTTCCTTCCAGATGAGGACGGGAGGATACAGCCTGACATGGCTCCCCCGATGCCACTGACCCACAAAAATATACGTGGGCGTGAATATTACAGAAAAGACAAACAGGAACAATAAAGCTAAATTTATGGAAACAAATAATAAGACAGCTCCCGTAACGGGACAACAGGACCAAAACACCATATCACTGGATTTAATGGGCCGCATGAAATTACACGGCATGGCGGAGGCTTTCAGAGAAAGCCTTGCCGGCACCACCCCGCAGTCCATGACTGCGGACACCTTCCTTTCTATGCTCCTTGCACGAGAATGGGATTACCGTGCCCAGGCTGCCATAGCGCGGCTTACCAAGAATGCGGCGTTCCGATACAAGGCTTATCTCGAACAGATTGACTATGCCACAAACCGGGGGCTGGAGCGCAATCAGATGGAACGCCTCGCCACCCTTGACTTTGTACATAAGGGGCAGAACCTCTTCATTACCGGCTCTTCAGGTACAGGGAAAAGCTATCTGGCATGTGCCCTTGGCCACGAGGCATGCAAAAGGGGGTTCCGTACTTTTTATGCCAATGCGCCAAAACTACTTGGCGCACTGAAGGTTGCCAAAGTCAAAGGTACACTTGAGACTGAGCTCAAGAAGATTGAGCGTTGTCAGTTGCTCATCCTTGATGACCTGTTCCTTGTACCTCTTGATACCAAGGAACGTCCAATCCTGCTCGAAATTATAGAGGACAGGCATGAAAGGAAATCCACTATCATAACCTCGCAGTACCCATCGTCCAACTGGTATGACATGGTTGGTGACCCGACAATAGCCGACGCCATCCTTGACCGAATCATTCATACGGCACATACCATAGAGTTGTACGGTGAAAGTATGCGCAAGTTAAGATCTAATAAAAAATAGAGAATTAAAAGGGTAAAATAAAATTGACCCCTAACACCAGGACTTTAAAGGGTCAATCATATTATGGCCAAGGTGGGTAAATTCTGTTTGGCCAAAAGGGTCAAAGTAGAGTGGCTTTTCCAGGTGTACTATACTGCGTTACTAGTCTATATATAAGATGCTCTTCCAGTCTATACATCTGCTTAGTAGCCTTATTATATACGTTATCCAGATAAGTAAAGCTAGTACCATTAGCACTATAGCAAACTGCACTATAGTTACATTCCTTATTATCCCAAGTACATATAGCAAATTCTTCTGAATCCATCTCATTTACAAAGTCCTCGTTTATAATGTTGCTGTATTCAGTATCAGAATCCTTATCTGCTTCCTTCTGAAAGTTCTGAACTTTAGCCTGTATATCAAAATTAGACAACCAGACTGCATCACATCTATAACTATTATCCACCTTGTGCGGATGGTATAATGTAAATGTAGGCTTGCCAATAATCACTTCATTTGTACTAGGCATCGGAATAGCATAGCCTTCACCTTCTAACCCCATATCCCAAGTAATATTGTTCTTTACTGGGAAACTTCTGTTAATACAATGGTCTGTCTGTCCTTGATTGTCAAAATAAAGCTTAAAAGTAGAATCTGTAGTAGTCCATTGTATACCATTCCAGTACATATTACCGTACTTTAACTTACAGTCTATATATAGATTGTCTGGGTTGAAGTCATCATTCTTATTGCTAACCCCTGCATTATATACATCTCACCTTCCCTATCCATAAATAGGAAATTACCCTTAATAATCAGATAGGTAGAACCACCAATAAATGACACATTGGAATCATTCACAGCCAATTCAAACATTGGTCTTAACTGACCGTCATAAGTGTTATGAATATGCAATAACACATAATCGGTAAAGTTAATATCATTGTACTTCTTATTGAAGTTATCAGTCTTTTCAAAGAAAGCCTTACATATAGTTGCGCCTACCAAGTTTTGGCTTGTACCATAATTAAACACCATTGGTTCTAATACCATATTTAATGTATTCTTATCATAGTAATAGCAAGTATAGTTCTTATGCTTTAAATACTTAAAGAAACATTTGTGCATACCACCTTTACCATCTTCATTTACTTCCTGCACATAAGACCAGCTACCACCATAGTTAGTTAAATACTTCTCATCCCAGATACTAGGTATAATGCTGTCAAAGCTGTATAGACTGTCTTTAACAGTAACCTTATTATATACATTATCTAAGGATAACTGACCACCATTTTCAACATAATCACTGGCTTCTATTTCCTTAGATTGCTGCAAAGTAACCTTAGTAGGTGTTTCTGTTCCTAAAGTAAATCTATAGTAAGTATTGATTCCATTTTTAATAGCATCATAATCCAAGAAGTAAACCTTATCACCATCAGCTACAGCAGTTACATTAAGGTATTTACAAACTTCTTCCAGAACTTCCTGCATAGTCATAGGTTCATCATCTTCATCAAAGAAGTTCTGTTCACTGATATACATCTTACTAGGTAAACAAAAGTCAGATGTAGCATTTAATTGTGTATTATCTGAAATATAGAAAGAACTATAAGCATTACATTTACTAAGCAGATGGTTTATAATCTGGGTAAATGAAACTATATTCTTCTTACCGCCTATAGTGGTGTACTTATAATACTGTAATGTGCTGAGTGCATCTATGGCTTCTACCTCTATTTCTTCTAATTCATTCTCATAGCCTTGACTGTATAGATTGGGTGTTACATACCCAACCCATACAATACCACTAGCACTACTAAGAACTACCTTATTCTGTTGTGCTGTACTACTATACAAATCAAACTTATAATCGTCTGTAATCATTCCTATAGTAGCACTGCTATACTTACAAGGTTTATATAGATGTGAATCAGAAGTTTCTAACTCGGTTATGAATGGTGTAGCAGATAAAGTAATGTTCTGCACTTCTCCAGAACCTATTTCCAATGTGTATAGCTTCTCATTTATATCATAGAATTGTGCTGTATATTTCATCTTACTTTAGCTGTTTTATTATTGTAATTGGCTAGAACTCCTACAAGTTCCTTGCCTCTAATCTTAAACTCTACCTGACCACCGCCAGCAGAACCTATAATCCCATTGCCATTAAGCAGGTTAAACAGATTCCTTTGCTGTCTGTTATTAAGAATCATTTCACCAGCATTTACCCTAGCCAGGTTCATATCTCCACTAGTACTATTGCCAGCGAATATACCACCAGTACTAAAGGAAGGAATACTAGCCAAAGCTGCTACTACAGCCGCTGCTGCTGCACCTGCCAACAACCATCCTACAAACGGGGTTTGGGCTGCACTGGCTACACCACTGGCAATAGCTTCACCTTTCTTGGCTGTAGTTAATGCTACAATTTGTGGGATAGCTGCCGCTACAGCACTAATCAAATTAGCACCCCAACTTAACCAAGCTGCCGCACCTTCATTGGTCATATTGGTTACAGAACCCATAATAGAAGCTATAGCACCTAAACTTTGTGCATACTCATTATTCAGTTTGATATTCTTATTAGTAATAGGGCTACTAAACTTAGGAAGTGAAGTAGGTATTTCTGGCTTCACCATACCAGCCAAACCAGCAGGTTTGCCATCCAACTTACCAGTAGGTGCATTAGGATATTTGTACTGGAACTCTATTACCCGCTTCTGTTCAGTAAGTGCATTTAGTTCAGCATTGATTCTTATCCTATCTTCATTACTAATAGCTAGGTTTAATTCCTTTCTTAAAGATGCTATCTGTGCATCCAGTTCTGCTAATGAACCAGTAGGAATAACAGGTTTTAATTTAACCTCTCCATTATTAAGACCATCCTTTAAATCCTGTCCTGCATCAGACATATCTTTCTTAATAGTACCAGCCTTATCAGTAAAGGTTATAGCCTTATCTAGCATATCCTTTACTTCTTCACCGACTTCCGAAGTAAAGATATTCTGGAATCTAATCATATTCTCTAGGCTCTCATCTGTAGCTTCTTCCAGTTCTTTAACACCTCTAGTATAAGTGTCTAATCCTTCACCACCTGTACCAGCACCGCTAATCATCATTAAGTAACCTAGATTCCTAGTACCTTTAGCATCTGACTTCCTTTGCTTGTACTTCTCTAAATCTGCATATTCCTTAGTAGACGGGTCTAATAAACTCTCATATAGTTTCTGTGCTTCCCTAGCATCATTGATACCAGTAACACCTTTAGCCTTCATTACTTCTTGAATCTGTTCCCAGAAGTACTTACTTTTACTTTCCCTCTCTAAGATTTCCTTCTTGGATAATTCTATGTAAGTGTTATAGGCTGCTGTCCTTTCTTCATTACTAATACCCTTCTTAGTAATAAGGTATTCATAGTTATTTCTTTCTGCTTCTAATCTATCTGCTTTAGATTCACCAATAGCCATAGCCATCTTAGCATTAGATAAGGCTTCTGTATATCTCTTAGCTAGTCCGATAGCATTTAATATCCCATTCTCAAATACAGTCCAATCACCACTATATAAAGACGAAAAGAAGTTATCTACAGTAGTCTTAGCAGTACCTACTACAGTATTCCAGTCCTGCTGTGCTTCTCTGGAACTATTAACAACAGCATTAAATGCTTCCCCAGCAGTCATAGCTATACCTAGCACACCAGCAAATCTTCCTATAGTGGCTGTGATATTCCTTCCTACCTGCTGAAACTGTTGTACTTGTTGTGTGGACTGTCTTATGTTGTTATCGAATTGACTACTATTTAATAATAGTCTGGTTACTAAATCAGCCATATTTAATTATGTGTTGTATATTGTTTAGCTTTCTCTTTCAATCTCTTTATATCTTCATTACTAATAGATGTTTCTCCTATAGTATCACTATCCCAAGTAAACTGCATTATATCAGTAGGCTTTAACTTCTTAGTGCTGTTACATTGTGCAATTACATAAGCTATCATTCTAGCCTGTTCCCAGCTATTTCTGTCCTTCCTATGTAGATTGCTAATCAATGGTTCTAACTCATACATCTGCATCTTATCTAGTACATATTCTGGGTCTAGTCCACCTTCTATTACTAAGGCTGAATATATCTCCTTAGTGGTTAGGACTTTTTTTTAGCATCCGTATTATTAGTAATGAATAGCTGCTGCTTCTCCAGTTCCTTCTTTAAAAAGTTCTGGAACTCTACCATAATACCCATATCTTCATCTATGGCTTCTATCAGTTCCTCAAAGGTTAGTGAACTGTCTGGATTATTAGCCATTAAGACACAGTAGAAGAATAGATATTCATCTGTGATAGTCTTTAACTCAAATGCCTTACCTGTAATCTGTTCATAGATAAATAAGGCTCTAAGAGTATATTTCAGTTTGTAGTCTTGTCCTTTAATAGTCATATCAATAAGTATTAAATAATAAAGCCTTTACACCTCCATAACCTAGAGATATAAAGGCTTATAATTATGCTGTCTTTGTAAGTGCTCCAACACCTTCAAATGAAGCTGTAAATGTTGCATTATCTCCATTAGGTGCATTAGCTTCAAGTGCTGTAATAATAACATTACCCGAATAAGTTCCAGTAGTAGCTGGCAACCATCCCCCTTCTGGCACTTCATCTTTCTTTGTTGAATATTCTTTCTCTAAACAGAATACAGCCTTAATAGGTGTTCTGGCTGTCAGCTTATCAAATAACTGGTCAAAAGTCATACCTTCACCATCATTAGAATAAAGGTTCTCGGTACTACAGTTCCAGCTAATCTTTCTGGCTGCTTTAGCTACCCATTTACCACCGCTATCCTTAGAAGTGGTTTCTACTGTTTCTACATTTATACTTAGTTTGTGGCTAGTGGCAAATGCTATAGACTTACCATCTATAAATAGCATTAAGTCACCACCGTTAATTACTTGTCCTGCCATTTGTCTTTATGTTGAATGTAAGGTTCTGAATGAATGTATCTTCTATATAATCCTCATCTGCATTTGTCATTCTAATATCATATATGTTAATACCAGAATAGTTACCCTTCTTACCTTGTAAGGCATCTTTAACCAAGTCAGCAATTTCTATAGATTCATTGTACTTATCAGAAGCTATAACCACTTCCACATAAGTATCTTCACTATATATAAACCTATCCTTACTATCAGATGGTTCTATGCTTGTTCTTCTGTAAACAATGAATGGAAATGTAGTACCTGTATCAGCTATTAAAGGGTAAATTTTATGTCCTACACTATCTATAACCTTTGCATCATTACTAAGGATATTATAGATAGCTTTACCTACTTGTAAACTCATCGTCTGTTCCTATTAGCTATTCTCTGAATTGACTGGCTTATAAGGTTATCCATATTATCAAAGATTTCCCTTTCCTTATTGGCTTTAGCTGTTCTAAAGAAATGTGCTGCATTAATACTACCTCTATTGGCTGCTGCTCTCTGCCTTCTAATAGGATTCCGACCTCTAACAGATGCAGTATTACTACCAGTGGTTCTTCTAACTCTAGTACCCATTTCAAAGAACTTTAATCTAAAGTCCCCCATAATATGTACCTTAGCTTTTTCTCCGTTTCTATCAACATTAGCTTTGATTCCACTTATTAAGGTCTTACCATTCCACCAGTTTCTACTGGAAGCTGCCCTGCCTAAAGTCTGCCTTAGCTGTCTTTTAGTTTCACCGACTAAGATACCAGCACCCTTTCTTAAAGCACTTCTATAGACCTGCCTTTGCTGTCTACTAGTCAAATCTGCAAACATAGAAGTAACCTGTCTGGCATCTACTTCTATATTATTCATTTATCAATTCAGTTACTATAGTTATTGATTGCTTATATAATTCTCGGTTAATACTAAGAATCCTGTACTTATTGCCATTCCAAATAATTCGCATTTGCTCATTAACTTTGTGATATAGCCTTATAGTAAAGGTAACTGTATAGCAGTGGATTATTTCATTATTCTGGTTCTGTCTGTTTCCAGAATTATAAGTAATCTGCGCTCTGGTACTTATAGCATCCTTCCAGTCTATACCATTAGCCCCATATACATCTTTTAGTGTTATAGGTTCTTGTATGGTAATTGGATAATTTAATAGTCCTGCCCTCATTTTATTTCATAGTGTTTATAAAGTCCTATAAGATATTCATAACTATAAGGCAGTTTAACTACCGTACCAAATGCTACAGGCTCTCTATTAGCATATAAGTTACCTATCATTAGTAACATAGCGTGAATTATAGCAGGTGGTAAAGTACCACCTACTTCTAATTCATCTAAAGCTATGTCTAAATGTTTAGATACTGAATCCTCTGCTACAGCTATTAAGTCCAGAATGTACATATCATCTGCCCTAAAATCCTCATCTACTAGCAGGTGTTTCTTTGCTTGTTCTAAAGTTATATACATAGCTTACTACTTATTAAATAGACTATAATTAGGCTTTTAAAACCTTCTTCACAAAAGCATCTGCCCTTCTAGGCTTAGCATCAAAGTAAGCATTGATAACAAGTCTTACTTTACCGTTAGCAGCCTGTGTATATGGGTCTACTGTTAAATCAATTCCACCCCATTGACCGATAACCAAATCAGCGAAGTTACCATAAACAATACCCTTACCTGCAACAGCAGAAGTACAAAGAACTGGATAACCGTTTACCTCGTTACCTTCCATAATGAAAGAATTTTGATTCTTGGCAGTAGATTTTAATACAGCCTTGGCAGAAGGTGAAACAATAAACTTAATATCACCTCTTACATTCTTCTCACCTAATGCAGCTTCCATATTTACAAAGTCTGCATAAGTAACAGCAGCAGTATCAGCAGTTACACCGTTAAGCATACCAGCAGGTTGTGTAGCAGAACCAGCAGCAGTACCCAAAATAGTAGCTTCCAACTTATTAGAAATAGCTGATACAATATCTCTCTTTAGCATTTCTTCTGCACTATTAGAGTCTTGGATTAAGAACTGCTTAGATACATCAATGTAAGCAGTAAGTCTTTTAGGCTCTAGGTTTACTTCTGAGAATGTACCACCGCCATTAGAAGCAGCATCAACTTCACCAGCCCAACCTACATTTGAACCAGAATAAACAGGAATAGAAACATTACCTACAAGTCCTGTCATATAAGAAGCACCAGCCTGTGCCAATACTAAACTTGCTCTCAATGGTTCTAGAATGCCTAACTTATCTTCTGCTACATTCTCCTGTCCTGCTGTAGCTACAGTAGCTTTAATATCACCTCTTTCCTCGATAGGAAGTACAATCTGTCCGCTATAAGATTGACCTGCCTTTCTCATTTCAGCGATACCAGCAGTTACTACTTCCTGTGCTCTCTCGTCTAATTGTCTGTTATTGGCTACATCATTGATAGCCTTTAAAAGTGAAAACTTTTCCTTCATAGTATTAGTTGTATGTGTTGTTTGTTTAAGGTTATCTTCTTCAATCTTCCTAATCTGAATATCTATATCTGCCACTTCTTTAGTAAGTGCATCAAATTCCACCTGCTCGCCAGCATTTAGCTTTCTTACTTCCTTCTCAGCACCAGATATAATTTCCTCTGCTCTCTTTTGAAGCAGTTCCTTTTTGTCCAGTAGTTCTAAGGTGTTCATTAGTTTAACTTACTCCTAAGTCCAGCGAAGTAATCTTTTAAATCCTCGCTCTCTAAATCCTGCATCTTTCTTAATGCTATAGATGTATCTGGATATGCTTCCTTATATACTGGTGATACATCGAATAATTCTTTGAAGCTATTGATAGTTCTTAAATAACTACCATCTTCCTTCTTAGTCCAAGTATCTTTACCGATAGTAAAGGCAAATGAAGAAGTACTAATATCACCCCTTCTAAGACCTTCTAACAGTTCATCACCTAAAGCAGTGTTAGGTGCTTCAAACCTGTATTTAAGTCCAGTATCATCTATAGTTAATTCTAGGCTTCCAGTACCATATTTAGACCTGGCTAATATACCTCTATCCTCATTGTGATTCAGTAAGCATAGTATATCAGACTTTTCTAAAATACCTTCTAAGGCTGTAGGTTCTATTACTTCAGTAAAGCCACCTAAATCCCTAGACTGCTTACCGAATACTAAAGCATACCCTTCTACAGTCCTAGAATCCATCTTTACAATTTCATTACAGTTTCTTAGTTCTCTCATAGTATTGTTATTATTCCAATAGAATCCAACCAGTATTATCTATCTGATTCTGTAATGCTGCTACCTGTTCCTTTAATAGCTTGTTCTGTTCCTCTAAGGATTCAATATACTTTCTTAATGCAGAATCGTCATAGTTACTAAGTCCAGCCAGTTTCTGCTTCTCCAATGTTGTGTAGTCATTAGTAGATAAACCTTTGCCAGATACCTTGTCCACCTTATTAGCTATGCCAGCCTTAATAGTAGAATCATCATAAACAGTATCAGTAAACTTAGCATTAGCAGGTACATCACATTCTACTGTATGTCCGTTTACAGTATCAGCATTACCACCATCAGCAGGAACTTTAGTAGGAATACTATCCTTTACCTTCTTTAGTTCATCCTGTAAATCGGTCTGCTTAGTAATATCACCTTCTATAGTACCCCATACAGCATTAACTGTACTACCAATCTTGGCACTGATTCTATCCAGTTCTAATACTCCTTCTTTAGTTGCTCTCTGTAGTTCCATTACTTCAAATAATAATTAGTCTGCCCCTTTACTACCTCATCATAATAAGCATCATTAAACATAGCATTAGGACTTTTAAAGCTGTAGCTGTAATAGATTAGTCCAGATTGTAGCTTATCTAGGTCAGATGAATTAATAACCGCCTTATCTATTCTATCTTCTTCCACTATACCAGTCAAATCACCACCTTTAAAACTACATTCTATAAACTCTGCTGGGTTTGTGGTGTAAAGTCTAAGTATAAATTCAGAAGTGTTTCTTACCCTAAATGGAATACCGTCCTTATCTTCCAACTTAATATTGAATACTAAGTCAGTTCCCTTGTAAATTGTCTGTATCATTGATTATATTGTTATTAGATGGAATGTTATTAGCAGCATTTTTAATCTCCATTAGATTAACCTGTATAAAGTGAGAATCCCCACCATCTATAGCAGGTAAATCCAACTGCTTTCTAATCTCATTGGCACTAACCACACCGATATTAAACAGTGTATTGTAGTAGTTTGCTAAAGATTGTTTGTCTGCTCTTAGTAATACAGAAGTATCAAATCTTACATCTATTCTACTCCTTTCAGAAGGCTTATACAGCTTCCTTTCAAACTCTAATTCTATCTTCTCTAGTAATGGTGATAATGTATCAGTAAGAAAAGCCAGCTGGGTAGCCTCAACAGTACTATAACTGCTCTTGGATAAGTCAAATGCTTTTACAGGTGATACCCCGAAGAACCTACAAATATCAATTACATTAAACTGTCTGGTTTCTAATAGTTGTGCATCAGCAGGATTCACTGTAATAGGCTGGAAGTCCATATTACCTTCTAATACAGCTACTCCATTAGGTGTACCAGTAGTAGGACTAAAAGCAGTCTGCCAGCTAGTTTTTAAATCTACCTTCTGCTTACCAGTTAAAGTAGATTGTACTTTAAGAATACCAGCCAGATTAGCACCACCTTTAAAGAATCCTTGTGCGTGTGATTCAGAATCTGTAGCCAGTCCTAAAGTCTGTCTGGCGTGTTGTAAAGTACTGATTCCAGTAATACCATCATAACTAAAGTTCAGTATATGAATCATATTGCAAGGCTCTACCAGTCCTTTAATGCCTACAACACTATATTTAATTCCGTCCTTCTGTTCAGTAATAGTAACATAATCTGGCTGTAAATAATGAAGTGCCACTACATCTCCTTTAGCATCTCTTTCTATGTAAGCATATCCATTGCCTTTAAGCAGTGTACTTACTATCAAAGTCTTTATAAAAGTAAACCTACTCATCTTATTGTTCGGCTCTTTGTTCAGTAAGTAGTAAGTAGGATGCTTAATAAACTTTTCTTTATAACCAGAATCATTAATGTAATATGGCTCTAATGGAAGCTGTGCCACTGCATCACTAATAACATCTACACATCTGTAGACTGTAGATAACAGCATAGCCTTATTAGTGGTATAACCGCCATTCATATTATACATTAAGGAATCACAGAATAACCCTCTGGTTTCCTGTTCTGGTTCTTTCTTTTTAAACCAATTAGTAAAAATTCCCATTAAATAGTCAGTATTTCATTTGTGTAATGTGGTGTTCTCAGATACATACCTAAAGCCTGTATCATTGCTATAGTTCCATCTATCTTCTTCTTATCTACTGCCTTATTCGGTTTAACATTACCATTATAATCAGACTTCAAAGTAACATTTCTAAAGCAGTACCTATTTATTTCATTGTTATCAATAACTGCCTTACCAGATAGTATCAGCCTTTCCAGTTCTCTAGTAGGCATATTAAAGTTACCTAGTGTTTGTGGATATTCTTCTAATGGTAATCCCTGCTCTGTAGAATCTATAGCCCATTGTGTAGCATTATACTTGTCATATCCTACAGACTGGATATTAACTACATCAGCATATCTAAGCATATCAGTAGTTATATAGTCATAATCAGTAACATTACCACTGGTAACAGTAAGATACCCCTGCTGCTTCCAGTATTTGTAAAGTTCCTTATCTGCCTTATCCTTTAATGCCGATTCTGGAAGATAGTAATGTGTTTTGAAGTGGTAAGTACCATCCAGTACTACTAAGTAGGCTACAGCAGTCAAATCCGAAGTAGCAGCCAAATCCACACCTACATAGCAATCCATACCAGCGAACTTATTAAGGTCTACTTCCTGACTGCACTTAATAATATAGTCCTCTGGTAGCCACACATTAGAACTGTCACACCATAAATTCAAAGTCTTAGTTTTAACTCCGACTTCATCAGCAGGGTTATTTATTGCCTGTTGTACCTGTCCTCTAATGTATTTGGAAGTTACTGTAATATCCAAGTTTGGTGCACATTTAACCCAGTTCTTTTCATCTCTCCAATCATCATCAGCATCTAAAGAATAGATAGCTATAAACATTTCATCATCTACCTTTAAGCCATTAAGCACTTCTATAGCTACGGTTCTTAATTGATAACAGGGTAAAGTTTTATCGAAGCCAGCAGTAGTAATAGTACAAAGATGTGGATTCATTCTCATCCCCATACTGGACTTAATAACATCACGTACTTTACTATTCTTAGCAGCGTGATATTCATCCAATAAACCAAAGCTAGCATTAAATCCATCCAGCTTACTATCATCAGCAGCCAATACTTTCAACTTGGAATTAGTAAGGTTAAACAGAATATCAGCTCTATAGGCTGTAAGATACTTGCCTTTAGAATCCAATCCCTTACTAAACTTGCTACACATACCAAAGGCTATCTTAGCCTGCTCTTTACTATTAGCAGCCAGTAATACTTCTGCACCATCTTCACCATCAGCTATTAAATAATACAAGCATAAAGCAGCAGCCAAAGCTGTCTTACCCTGCTTTCTACTTACTTCTATATAGCTGCTAGTATATCTTCTGGTAGCAGTTCCCTTCCAGTAGAATCCAACTATATTAGCTATTATAAACTGCTGCCATCCTTCTAAGGTGAATGGTTTACCAGAATGTTTACCTGTATAATGCTTTAAAGTCCCTATAAACTTAATGGCTCTATCTACCTTATCTTCTCTAAACTCTAAATCATCCCTTTTAAGGTCATTCTGGAATCTCTTACAAGCCAGCTTAATTGTTTCACCAGCTATTATTTCACCATTAAGAACCCTACTACAATATTCATAGTAAAGTTTGGTATTCATTACCTAGTTTCCTTTCCTTCCTTTATAAACTGCTCAAATGGATTATACCCGTCCTGTTCTATTTTAGGCAATTTAGTTCTAGCCTTGGCTGTTAGTCCGAACTCCAGCATAACTTTCATAGCTTGTGTTTGAGCATCTTTAGCAATCTTAATAGCTGGGTGCGGTGCAATGTTACCCCTATCACTGGTAACAGTCAAACCTTCATCTTCTAACTGTTTAGATGCCTTAATGAACATACTGTAGTTTCTAGCCAGCATTGTTAAAGCTGCACTATCCACATTCTCTAACATACCAGTACTATCCAGCTGTTCCAGTACATTCTGCATATATACCTTAGCATCCTTTTCAATGTCCTTTGGAATAGTGTCTGTCTCTTATACACATCTCCGAGCCCACGAGACGGAGCTACATCTCGT